CAAACATTGATTTGTAAGATGTTAATATTGTTTTGGCATCAGTTGGAATCAAATGCACGTTTGCACCTTGCACGAAATCCGCACGATTGTCATAATACGTTGAAATTGTTTGGAGCATTGCTTGTTTCATAAGCGCATTGTTGATGCCACTTGTGATGTAGGTGATTTTTACCTTTTCCGCAGCACCACCATCCAATTCAATGGTTTCATTGTCCAAACCGAGTATTGTGTACGTTGCAGCAATATCATTGATTGTAACTGATTCAATTGATGCCACTGGTGAAAATGGAATGTCAATCAATCCCGTTTCTGTTGTATCCACATAGTATGTGCGATTTTTTGGCACAATATCCCTTGAAATATAATTCTCGCACCATATACGTGCGGTTTCAATCATCAATGTGATCAATGAATCATCCGCTGATGTATCAATACGTGCGTAATCTTTCACATCTTGTGTTGTGATGATTTCATTTCCAGTTGTGGAATTGATTTTGATTTGCCTCATTTCTTTTAATTTGTGTAAAGTTAAAAAAAAAGAGGCACATTGATTGCGCCTCCTTTTAAGTTGAAACAGAAAAAAAACTCATTAAAGAATTGATGCGAAGTTACGGAAATTTTTTTTGTAAATACCATCAATGCCCAATCGAATTGCTTTTTGTTCTTTATTCTTAATAATAAAAAAGCCATCATATTCAACAAAATAGATGGCAAAATAATCAACGTACTTTTTCGGATAACCCTTTCCAGTTCTCGTGAGTGAAATATGAATGTTGCTTTTGTTTTTTTTACGATCAGCGGAAACCGATTTGATTTGGATTTTGAACACTTTGCCATCCCTTTCAATTATGGCATCATAAGGTGATGCATCAAGCAAAGGCATTGAAACATTGAATCCATTTTCCATTGCTATTGTGCCAAACTTATATTCAGCAAAGCAACCCCGTTGATTAGCATCCACAAAATAAAAGTACAAAAAAAAGGGGAAACCAATTGGAAACCCCTTTTCAATCTAACAATAATAAAACAAAACTAATCTACTCATCACACGATTCACGTGCAATTTTTTTCTCAAGTTCATTCAATTCCTTGAGTACCATCAATTGCCTTGACAATGGCAATCGGGTGAATTCCTTTGCATCCAACAGTTGCAAATATCTTTTATAATCTGCGGTCAAATGTTTCATGATTCTTTTTTTGTGAGCATCATTGAAAACCCAATCAGGATTGTAAAGATGCCTGTGAATAAATCATTGAAAAGATAAATTGTGCGGATGCCAACCAAAAAGAAAAGCCATCCCAACAATGCCTTGTTGATTTTTGTTTCCTTGTTTTTCATAACCCCATCCATTTATCAGCGTGAGCGCATAGTTGGCAAAATGTGCATACCAATCCAAATGCTGCAACATATATAATGCAGTCAAAAATAAAGTTTTCGATTTTCCGTTTCATTTTGTTTGTTTTAATAGTTTGAAGTATTTTGCACACCATAAATATGATCATTTGGATGCATATTTGTAGGTTTTGTGTGATATCGTACTTCTTGAAAATCCACACCAACCAAATCTGGAGATTGTTGAATTGCTTGTGTTTCACTCACTTTTTTCATTGGTGCGCCATTACTTTTGTAAAAATACTGACCAATTTTAACTTCTTGAAAATTCATATCTGTTTCGTTTTGTTGGTACAAATATAGGAAAAAATTTTTTCCCACCAAACAAATATCAAAAAAAGTGCAAAAAAAAAGAGGTGACCGAATATGATCACCCCTTTTGTTGGTTGTAATGCCCTAACTATTAGGGAGTTTCAAGTGCAGTTTTTGCAGTTGAGAATGTACCATTTACGAATGCATTTGGCAAGTAGTTTGTCAATGCAATACGTTCAGATACACGTACAGTTACGAATCCATCACGTACGTTTGTGCCATCTTCTCTAAAGAATTCAACACCAACGTTGTCACGCACCCAAAGTTGAGTTCCAACACCGAAGTTTCCACATAGGAAAGTTCCCGCAGTGATTGCAGTATTAACTACAACAGGAACACCCATAAAGGCGGGTTGTAAACCTGCATAAACCTGATCTTTCAAATAGCTGTTGTTGCTATCTTTCAATAAAAGGATTTTATGGAAATCTGTTGGATGTAGCATAATATAATCCGCATCATAGTTGCTCAATGCCAATTGGTTAAGAGCAGCTATAAGAACATCGAATTCATTCGCTGCCTCAACTGATTGGTAAAATGCACCACCTGAAGTTGTATCAAAATCAGCTGCATCAGTTATGATTCCGCTCAAGTTTGGAGCAGTTCCATTTCCTGAAAGGATTTGTGTATCCTCAACAGAAAGTAGTTTTTCAGGCGCACGAGCAGAAAGATAAGATGTCAATTGTGGAGTATCTGCCAACATTTCCTCACTGATGCGGAAATAGGTCGCTATCTTGCGAACATTTGCATCAGATGCAGTCATATCGAAATCAGATTGACCAATGGTCGCTCCTTCAGCTGCGGTTGCAGCACCATTTGAATATCCAGATTCTTTCACAAAACGAACAACATCAGATGAAGTTGATCCTTGTGGAATCAAGTTTCTTATGTGAGTTGAACGTGTTGGATCGAATTTGTATCCTGCAACTCTATCCGCAGGAATTACTTCACCAGTGAAATCAGCAGCAACAGTCATGTCGGCTTTAACTTCAAATGATGCAGATCTTGCGTTTCCTTTTGCGATTGCTTCGATAGCACCATCATTGATGGCATTTGTCAAAGCACCTTTGAAAGATACGTTTGTGCTAACTTCAAACGACTTTTTGTTTGCAACTTCCATTGCATCCATACGCTCGTTGAATTGTGTTGTTAGGTTGCTGATTTCGCTTTTTAGCATTTCATCAGCTTTCCCAGTAGCGGATTCAACCGCTTGTCCTTGCGCCTTTTCAAGTTTGGCATCGATTAAATCGCCAAGTTGATCAAGTTGCGCTTTTGTATTTTCATTCATTTTTGAAAATTTTAAAGGTTGTTAATTAAATTTATTTGATAAATATGCGAACACATCAACATCATTCGTTTCTTTCGGCAAAGTGACTTCATCGGTCGGCTTTGTGAAATCAATGAAAAGCGATTTCAGTTTTAGCAGTTCAGATTCAATTGCGTATCCCATATCATCGGAAATGTTACCCTTGCGGATAAGTTTTGCCAATGCATCGAAACGCTTGAATTCGTTTTCAATATCCACTTTCCCTTTCACATCAAGGATCTTTGCTTGATCATTGGCTGCCAAAGTTACTGCGGATATTTCATAAAGTTTGACTTCCGTAATTTCACGATAATCATCCTTCATTTGTTTTTGTATTGGCAAAATGCCAACTGAATTTTCAGTGACAATCCCCGCTTTCATAAGTTCAAGCGCATCATTGCCAAGTGTTGTTTTTGGTATTTCGGCAACAAACATCAATCCTTTGTCATCCTCATACATTTCCTTGATTTTTCCAATGGGTTTATCCATTTTGTGTTGCCATAAGTAACGCACACGCTCACCATTTTCCTGAATGGTTTTTTGATACGCTCCTTTTGCAATCACATCCCCATCGGAATCCTTATTGCCAAAATAAGATCCGTATCCTTTAACGATTCCCATTTTTTCATCGATGTCGGCAATTTCACCCATTGGTGATGCCTTGTATATCATTGCCATACTAATTCAATTTTGTACAAATTTACTAAATATATTTTTTAAGTTGCTGCGGTGATAAAACGAATGGAATTGTTTGTTTTGGTATTTCAGTTTGTTTTTTTGGTGCGCTAATATCCATATTCTTTTTATTTAGTTTGAAATATTTTTCTAATGCTTCACCAACTTCACGTGCAATCAATCTTGGATTTGGTGATGTCATATATTCCGCAAATGCCTCTGCAATCAACTCTGATGCATCATCCGAAATATCCGAAACACCATAACTACTTAAATTTTTTGCAACCCAATCATCGCCATTTGCCCTGTATTTAGCTAATAAATCTTTAAAAACTTTGCTTTTAGCAAATCCAACTGCGTGATCCAATGCGTGTCCGAATTCGTGCATCACAATATATTCAACCGAATCAACACCTTGAGCAAAGAAACCACGCAATCTTTGATTTTTTATTGCTTCAATCAATCTTTGTACGTTCTTATAATCCATTGAATGCCTGATTCCAGTGTATTGACTAACATTAAATTTATAAACTTGACCTTGTATTGAAATAAATCTACTTTCAGGGAACAATGAAAAATTGGCAATACCATGATCATTGAGTAAATTTTTTATTCTTCCTCTACTCCTAAACTTAAACCTTGATTTTATTGCTGAATTTATTTTCTTTTTTACAACAGTCATTCCGTATTTTTCAACTAAATCACGCAACTCCTTTGATTGTTTGAATAAATCATCAAACGTATTGTTGTAAATCATATTACGCAATCCCTTTCCTGATGAGAGCGTATCTAAAACAAAACCAAACCGATCCTTGATTTTTGCTGATCCAACAAGATATTCATTCGTAATATTCATATTTAATCCATCGAAATCAAAGTTTTTGATTCCTAAATCATTGGCAATCTTTTGCGCTTGTGCTTTGCTTTTAGCTTTGAATGCTGAATAATCAACCGCAACGGTTCTTGATGCTTGTGTTGCAAATGATTGTGTTGCTGCAACTGATTCCGTTCCCGCCAATACTGGTTGCACCGCACCAATACCAAATCCAATACTTTCAAACTCACCAATTGCTTGTGCCTCATCCATTGGGAATGGAAACACGCTGCATCTACAATTCACAACATTTCCCGCTGATGCACCCAATGATGAATCCGCAGGATGTCGCATTTGTTGCCCTTGAACGCTGAATGTTTCCTCAAATTTTACTTGCACACCATTCATCACAACGTGATCAAAATCATTTGGAGGAATGGAGCGTGTCCGCCCATCATTGCCCGAAACCCATTCTTTCATCATTTGTTGTGCGGGAAATATAGTTGTTGCGGATTGCAATGTGCCATAATTCGCAGCATTGGTTGTTTCAGTACGCACCAAGCGCAGTGCCTGATTCCTTGAATATAGGTTTGTTTGGCGCAATATCACATTACGCTTTTGCCTTGCTCCGAGTGCTGCAAATGCAGGATCCTGCATGTTGGCACGTAATATCCGCTGCATTGTTTTCTTTGCAGTTCCTTGCACAAGTACAATCTTTGCACCTGCATTTTGTTGAGCATATTGTCCGAATAGGTTTTGCCATTCCGATTGAAATTGATTTGGGTTTATTCCTTTTTTTAAAAAACGATCAAAGTTCCTTGCATACCAATTGGCAAACCTCATTCCAGTTTGCACATAAAGTTGCTCATATATTTTTTTGAAACCCTCCGCTTTGAATATCCCTTGCACATCAATTGTACCTTGTTGCAGGAATGCATCAACACCCTTTTCATATTCCGATTGATAAAACCTTTGCACCGATCCGATGATTGCCTTTTCCGCTTTGCGCATTTCGTTTTCAAATGCACCTTGCCAATTGGCTTTCACTTGTTTTGAAAGGATGCCATTTTTTTGTGTTGGCATTACTATCTTATTGAGTTAATTGTTTTTTGTATTTCATTCAAATCAACTTCCAACTTGAATGATAAATCCGCACTCCATTGCCTCACTGGTTTGTTGCCATCATATATCACAACAACTGGAACAGTTTGAATTTCTTTTTTAAGCGATTGAGGTTGATCCTCAAGCCAAGCAAATTGAACTTTGCAACCAATCAAATTTTCAAGATTGATGTTGTTTTGTTTGTTCCATTTAGCATTGATTTGCATCACTGTAATACCTTTATTTTCAATTGGATTTGGATTCACGCTTGATGGTGAAAACAACAAAGCCAATATCAAAATAAAAGTTCTCATTTTAATTTGTTTTCAATTCGTACAATCTTGCTTCAATGGTTTCAAGTTTTTCAAAATTCTTTTCAATGAGTTGTCGGTTGCTCATTATTTCATTGCGGATGGCATTATCTTTCAAATCATATTCAGCACGTGAAATCACTGGAGCAGGTTGCTCCATTGCCTCTTTTACTTGTGCCTTTAAATCAAAATAAAATGCAGTTGCAGTGAATAGCACAACCGCAGATGCAATGATTGTTTCAATTGACAATGTGAATTTCGTTTGTTTTGATATTTCAGTCATTACTATCTTTTTTTACCTTGACCACGTTTCTTTTTTTTGTACCCTTTTTGCCCTTTGGATGCGTTCTTTGAATGCACTCCTTTGCGTTTCTTTTTTGGTTTTTCAAAAACCGATTCAATGATTCTCAATTTAGCCATTGCGCAATTCCTCCATTTTTTCGATTGCCCAATCTACACCCGCAGTGCCACCCCATAAGTTCCAAGCAACGAATCCACGATCTTTCCATGGCTCATCTTTGTACTCATCAGCAATGGTTGCATTGTCACGATGCCTGTTGAATTGTGCCATCCTTGAAACTACATCAGCACTGATTGCTTCACGCTTTGCAAGTTGATTGGCACGTTGCCATCCCACTTCCGTTCCGCCTTTTACAACATCCCTTCCATACTTTTCCCGCCACTCAATCATTCGCTTTGCGTTGTTGGTTGCGGTTTGAGGATAATCATCATACATTTCCGCTTTGCTTTCCTCCTTGCTTGATAGCGGATGCCCTTCAGGAAACAAATCCGTATCGTGTTTGCCTGATTTGAAACGCTCATTGCGCATTGCATAAAGGAATGAATTCACTCTTGCGTATGCCCATTGATCGGATGATGTTACTGATGGGCGCACTGATGATGGATTTGTATTGTAAGCACCAACACCACGCTCAAACACTTTCACAAGCATTCCAAGTGTGACACGCTTTGTTGCATCATCACCATATTCCTCATTGTGTTCATCAACTTTTTTTTGCAATCCCTTTTCCACTGCATCGGAAACATCCTTTTGTTCCTCCATTGCTGCAATGGCATCCTCATATTCCTGATGCGTTGCAAATGGCATATATACAACCTCACCATCGAATTCGTGTTCGTGATAACCATCACCGCCCAATTCAATAGCACGTGCAACCGCTTCATCCTCCGTTGTGTACACATCTGCCATTCCTTGCACCTCCGCTTTCACTTCGATGTTCCAAAGTGCCTGTTTGATAAGTTGCTTTTCCTGTTCGATATCAACCTCATCAATTGGATCGGGAATTGGCATTTCGTTTGTTTCAATTGGTAAAAGGTTTGCAGGGATGTAATAATTATCAAGCGCAATGTTTTCCTCATCAACACCATAATTCATCACCCTTCTTTTTTCGTTTGGAGTTACCCACCACGCTTTTGAAAGTTGATCAACAACCTTTTCATTTTCCTCTTGCAATTCAGGAATTGCAGAATAATCAAAATCAATGAATAGCTTTTCACCATACATTGGTGCCAACCATCGATTCAATTCATCACGTATCTTGTTGAGTTCAGGAATCACCGCATTTTGATACAATGCTTTTTTCGCTTCCTTCATATTGTTGTAGGTTGCAGATTCCGTATTGTTCAACAATTGTACTGGTACTGAATAGATGTTGCACAAATCCTTGATGGATGCATTGTATTGCTCAATGAGTGAAACATCCGCAGCATTCAATCCAAAGTTCACCCACGATAATTTTTTAGGAGTGATAATAACATCCCCTGCATTATCAGCACCTTGAAAGTTTTTGCGGAACTTATCTTTCAATTGTTGCGCTTGAACTTCATTCAAATCCCCTTCATCACTTGTAAGGATACCACGTGCAGTTTGATTTTGTAAGTATTTCACACCTGTTTGCACCGCTTCATTGTTGGTTGTTAGGGAACGCAATTCCGCCCTCAATGGTGATTGGCCATACAAATGCGATCCCGTTCCATCATAATATGGATTGAAATCCTTGATGTGCAATATATCCTCCGCAGGAATATCATACGCACCTTGATATTCAATGCGATATTTTTGCACTGGTTGCATAATG